GGGGGGGCGTTGCTGAAATTATACGCTACCTGTCTATCGCCAAATTTGAATGCGATTTCGAATCTATCCTCATAAAGCTTAATACTCTTAATCAGTGTAGAGAGAACAGCTTGGGTATCCTTAGGGTTATCTAGGCTGTTTTTTATTTTGTCCGCATAATCAGCAAAGGCACAGCGAATAATGTCTGGGCTCAAATCGAAAGCTTGAACGCAAGTGGAGATTTGTGATTCAACAAGCCTAGACTCAATGTCTATACGCTCTTTCTTCTCCATGTAGAGCTCTTGGTTGATAGTTCCATTAAGATACAAATCAAGAAGCTTTGAGGACTGAGTCTTAAGCTCATTGGCACGCTTACGGAGAGCACCGACATCACTAGACTTCTTAATATCTTTCAAAGCCTTATTGCATTCCTTCACATACGTAGAGATAACCTTCTCATCAGTGAAGAAATCTTGCACGGCAGCAAGAACGGCATCTTCGATAGCTTGCTTATAGACATAGCCCTTAGGCTCTTTCTTACGACAACGATAGTAATAATAAGCTTTGCCTTTTTTTATCGATTTAAAACCGACCATAACTTCACCGCAGGAATGGAAGATGAGACCAGTCAATAAATAAGAAGTCCCCTTGTCCTTAGGAACTACTCTCTTATGTTTCTGCATAATCACTTGAACGGAATCATATAAGTCACGAGAAACGATAGGAGGAACAACCCCAGAATATATAGCCTCACCGAAATGATAATCCCCCATGTAGACAGGATTCATAAGCATTTGCCTGAGATAACTATCATTGAACCACTTACCAGCACGAGTCTGAATATTTTGCTTTTTAAGAGTTTCACGAAGAGCCTTAAAGGTCATTCCCTTATTAAAGCAATCATAGATCAATTGGACATTCTTAGCTTCCTTCTCAACAATTTGGAATTTGTTTTCCTTGTTAGCAATATAACCGTAAGGAATAGTACCGAGGATGCGACCCTTAGCACCAGCGACCTTCATACCCTTCTTGGTCTCTCGTGAAAGGTTTTTAGAATAGTATTCATTCATACCTTCGAGAACAGATTCAAGAATGATAGATTCTGGAGAATCATCCAACTGCTCCAAGACTGAAATAAGTCTAACCCCATTGTCCTTAAGAACTTTCTTAGAAACGGCAGAATCAATACGAGAACGTGCAAAGCGGTCAAGTTTATGAACGATGACAACTTGGAATTCATGATTTTTAGAATCGGAAAGCATATCAAGGAAAGCAGTACGACCTTCAGTAGTGGTTCCAGACTTAGCTTCATCAACGTAGAAGCGGATAATCTCATAGCCCATCCTAGAAGCAAACTCACTGATGGCATTCTTCTGTGCTTCGATAGAAAATCCATCCGCTTGGTTCTCAGAAGAGAAACGGCAGTAACCAACAGCGGGAATCATTGGGATACCTCCTTAAGCTCGTATGGAGTGGTATTAGCGTTAAAGGTTAAAGAGTAATCAGAATAGTCGAAAGATTCGGGAGAGTAGATAAACTCACCATCACTGTCATCCCATTCAATTTTTGTTACAACCCCAATTCCTAAAATAAGGGATGAATCCGAAAGATTTTTGTCAGAATACAAAGTAGTTGACTGACCTACTGTAAAAAATGTTTTATTAACATTATATCTTTTCCCATCGTTGAAAAAATTGGAAATTTCGACAAGGTCATAATCTATTTCAACTTTAATAGTTGATTCATATATCAGCAAAGATATATTGGTATATTTTTGGGGAAACTGGAAAATTTTTCCTTCTTGCCAAGTCCAATTAATATACTGATTATCATTTTTGGGATCTATTGACATATAGTCGCCATAAAAACATGGTGAAGACATTGAGTAGTCAAAAACATACTTGTCTATTTTAAGAGTTTGGTTCTCTTTAAGTTGAATAGTTTTTAAAGGCTTCTCCTCATTAGAACAAGAGCCTAAAGATAAACAACTAATCAAAGCAAGAGTGAATAAAATTATTTTTTTCATTTTTTGTTTCCTCCTTTATTTTTATCACTACTATTAAGACCTAATTCGTCCTTAAAATCAAATAATGCCGATTTATTTAAATGTTGACTTTTAATAAATTCAACCACAGCTTTTTGAACGCTTTTGATATCCTTAGAAGTCATACCATGAAAATCTTCATTAAGGACATTTAGAAGGTGGAAAATAGCAATATCCTTAGGATCGTCTCTTCTATCATCGGGTTCCAATAAATAGGCATACCCAGAGATAAAATCATCAAAAGCTATTTCAAGGGAGCCTGGAGATAACCGAATATCGCTGTCATTAACTTTAACAATATCCTTTTCAACTCCCTTTTTATAGACATCATCACCCATGAGGTCATAAACATCAACACCAAGAATTTTTGCTAATTTTTTACCTATTTCTAATGAAAGGCGGCTTTTACCACGTTCACATTGACTTATATAGCTACGACTATTTAAATTAACCATTTCGGCTAATTTATTCTGTGAGAATTTTTTCTCTTTTCGGTACTTTTTAAGATTGTTCACATTAATAAATCTCCTTACAAAATTATTATACAAAAAAGGGAGTAAAATTATAACAAAATTGTTGACTATCCTAAATTAGTGAGTATACTTTTAAGTGCTAAGGGAGTGAAATGCTCCCTAGATAAAGGACACAATACAAAATGAAAGACTACATTAATCAACAAAAGAAAGGCTATCTCAACCGACTCAAGCATATTCAAGAGAAACTCTTTGATTATCAAATGCAACTTGAGGAATTGGAAGATGATCTCGATAACGAAGGAAGAGAGACCAAAGACGATGACTACGACGACTGGTGTGCCGACTTAAGTGCAGAAGTGGCTGATGCCACTTCTAACCTCTCCGATATTAGCTGTGACCTTGAGGAGCTCATAAACGACAAAGAAAAGGAGGGCAAAAAAGATGATTAGCTTCAATGAGTACTTCGAGTTCTGTAAGGCACTAAAAATGAAGCCATGTAGATACGAATCTCTTCAATGCTACTTTCTTTACAAGAAGCAAGTAGCTGAAATAAAGGAGAAGAAAGCTAATGAATAACCTAAGAAAAGATGATTATTGTCATATCTGTAAAGAGCCACTTAAAGATTACCCAAGCAATGGAGAGCCGTTAGTTCACGGAGTAGTATGCAAAGCTTGCAACTTTAAACTAGTCTTACCCATTAGATGGCTTATGAGAGAGCACCATGCTCTAGTTAATTCTTTACCACTCTATTATGAAAGCGATGAAGATATCCTTAGGCCCGTTCTATCAATCCCAGAGATTAAGAAGTTTACAAGGCGAAACATTGAAGCATGTTTTGGTGGCGATGAAGTAGCACTAGACGTCGACATAGTGCCGCCGTTTGTCTACTACCCTAACTATATGATTGCCTGCAGAGAAGATGATTGGCAATTCTTCATGGGTGCCGAGCATGTATTCGATCTCATGACAATGGATTACGAGGAAAGATGTTTCACTGAATACTTAGGGGAGATTCTTGAGCGTATGCACGGACTAAAAAAAGAGCGTCGAATGGACTTCATGATAATTCCTAGATGGCTATTGGATGATAGTCTCCACGTTGATTATGACCGAATGCTAGATGATGTAAAGAAAGAATTAAAAGAGAATAGAAAGGCTCTTAGATTACCATGCCAAAGAGATTAACAGTCAGCAAGGAGAAACTCCTTAATAGCTTAGTAGATGGATTCGCTATTCATAAAGCCTCAATCTATGATAAAGAACAATTATTCTTCTTATCAAGATTCATTGTTACGAATAACAACTTCTGGTTTACCTTCTATGTCGATTCTACGGAAGGAAGAGTGACAATCGCCCATGAGATTAATACCTCTTATCAGTGGAGTGATAGGAAAAACATTAGAAAGCTATGTGAAATCTTCAACGAGAAAAACGACCAGTATCTCATCGAGAAGTTCATGCAAGGATTTGAGGGAAGAATAGGAAATGATGTTTACTTTACTCTTGTATTAGCCACAAAGTTACTTACAAAGATAGTCTTCCCTTTCATAAATGAAATCGTAGGGGAAAGGGAGGAAAAATGAATAAGCTGTGGAAGAAAGCAAATATACCTAAGACGATGAAAACTCCTCGAAAGATTGAAAGGAGAAAGGAAGAAATTAGAATGTTACAAGTAAATAAGAAAACCTTTGATGAAGCACAAAAAATTACTGGATTAACTACTGAAGCCTTTGCAAGAAAATTAGGATTGAGTAAAGCATCCTACTACAACATAAAATGCACCAATTCTAGACAATTCACCTTAAAACATATCTTAAGAGCTCAAGACTTGTCTGGGATTTCAATTCTAAATTTTTTTACTTATATAGGGGAGTAAATTACTTCCTATGCAATCAACAGGCAATGCATTCATCGACTATGTAACCGAGCCTTATCTCAAGTCTATGAAGGAAATCAATGAAACGACCTACATGGATTCAAAGGGAAGAGTGTTCGAGAGACAAGTAAACCCAGATACTGGTAATTACTGGCTAGTGCTTATCAAAGACATAACAAAGGAGAAAACAAATGATCAAATTAGAAATCCAAGCTGAAACGATTCCAGAGCTTGTAAAGCAAGTGAAGGAATTAGCCAAAAACTTCAATGCCGAAAATGTTTCTAGAACAACCATTATGCAACCTAAGGTCGAAACAAGAGAAGCAGTTGAAGTAACTAAGGCTCTTATCAAAGAAGAGCCTAAAAATGAAACTCCAGCTGAAAAGTTTGTCAATGAAATTAAGGCGGAGGCTCCAACCACTGATGATTGCAGACTTGCTTACATTGATGCAACACACGCAGGAGTCACCAAAGCACAAATCAAAGCAATCCTTAACGAATTAGGCGCTGAAAAGATAACAGCTATTCCCGAAGAGAAGAGACAGCTATTCATCGATAAAGTCAAAGCTCTTACCAAGGAGTAGATATGCCACCTAGAGCACATGCCAAACTCAGTGCATCGGGCTCTTCAATGTGGATCAACTGCCCAGGAAGCTATGGTCTAACTAAAGACCTTCCGGATGTAGAAACATCCTTTGCTGAAGAAGGAACGAGGGCGCACGCCTATTGTGAGTATCTCGTAAGAAAGGATGTTAACAAGGAAGTAAATCTTAAGGAAGTTATTCCAGATAACAAAGAGATGGAAATATGCGGAAAAAGCTATCTCGAATTTATATGGGATAAATACATCGACGACTGGGAAGACTTCCCACTGGTCGAAGTAGAACAGAGAGTCGACTTCTCTCCCTGGGTAAAAGAGGGATTTGGAACATGCGACTGCTTAATGGTCAAGAAAGACAAACTGGTTGTAATCGACTTCAAATACGGAAAAGGAGTCAAAGTTGAGGCTAAAGGAAATACCCAGTTAAGACTGTATGCCTTAGGAGCCTTAAACAGATTCGACTTATGGGACTTTAAAACCATTGAGATGAACATCTTCCAACCTAGGTTAGATCACATATCGACTGAAGAGATTCCAATAGAAGAGCTGATGCAATTTGGAGAGTTTGCTAAGAAGGCTTCTACTCTTGCCTACTCCTGCAAAGGACCGCTCAAAGCTGGACCTTGGTGCCAGTTCTGCAAGGTCAACGCAGTCTGCAAAGAAAGAGCTAAGAAGCCATTAGAGACGATACGAAAGATTCTTGAAATAGGAGGAAATTAAATGACACAAGAATTGAAAAATCCCGAACTCCTTAGTGATAAGGAAATCGAGCAGCTTCTTCCAGAGCTAGCTGATGTAAAAGCCTGGATTAAGAAGGTCGAAGATTATGCCCTCGAAAAGGCAAAAGCTGGAACTCAGTTCAAAGGCTTCAAGCTTGTTGAAGGACGCTCTATCGCCCATTACACCAACGAGAACGAGCTTATTAAGAGACTTGAGAAGAACGGATACGACAAAGCAATCTTCTATAAGCCAGCCGAACTTATTTCCGTAAGTGACTTTAAGAAGATAGTTAAAAGAACTTATCCAGAGTATGAGGATCTAATCGAGAAACCTCAAGGAAAACTCACCTTAGTTCCCGACTCCGATAAGAGACCCGAATTCAACGCTGTGTCTGCAGCCGAAGAATTCAAGGATGAGCTCAAGTCATCAAATAAGACTGATGACAATGACGATTTAATTTAATGAAAGGAAAAGAAAAATATGGCACAAAAAGAAGAATTTAAAACAAGAGCAGTAATCAAGAAAGTAAGACTCTCATACTGCAATCTGCTAGAACCTACCTCATTCAGCAATGAAGAACCTAGATATCGTACAGATATCATCATTCCTAAGAACGATACTAAGAACATCGATGCTGTCAAATTTGCGATTAGCGAGGCTATTAGGAAAGCTCAGCAAAATGGTAAGCCATTAGCTGGAGAAGACTTAAAGAAAGCTAAAGCAACAGGCAAATGGCATTCTGCTCTTAAAGATGGTGATGTTGAAAGAACAGATGATGAAGCTTATAAGAATTCCTACTTCTTATCCGCTTGGAAAGCTTCAAAAGATGGTCAACCAGATATCATTGACTTAACCGGTAAGCACATCACTAAAGATACTCCAGATGCTAATGAAAAAATCTATAGTGGTTGCTATGTAACTATCTCAGTTAACTTCTTCGGATATGAAAATAGAGGAAACATGGGAACTGGAAGCAGTATTGGAAATGTTCTTACCTTTGAAAAAGGCGAAAAGCTCGGTGGAAAGATTGAAGCCACATCCGAGTTTGCTGACGATATCAAAGAAGCTCAAGACGAAGCATCCTTGCCCGATGACAGTGCAGTAGACGCTTCTGACGATGATCTCCTTTAAAGAAAAATACCGCAGAATACTCCATATAGACTTAGAAACCTATTCTTCAAACGATATCAAATACGGAGCCTATAAATATGCAGATGCCGACGACTTTGAAATAATGCTCGTCGGCTATGCATACGATGACGATCCAGTAAAAGTTATCGATGTCGCTTCAGGGCAGAAGATTCCCGATGAATTCATTCATGACATCAGAGATCCCACTGTCTTGAAGGTGGCTCATAATGCCACGTTTGAAAGAATATGCTTCTCAAGATTAATCCTAGGTAAGGGCAAGTACTTAGACGCACATGGATGGTTCTGCACGATGGTCATGGCTTCTATGCTCGGACTTCCTAAGTCCTTAAAAGATGTAGGAAATGCATTGGGTCTACCAGAAGAAGACAAGAAGAAAGCAGTGATAGGAACTAAGCTGATTAGTTTCTTCGCAGTTCCGCAAGAACCTAAAAGAACTAACAACTACAGGAAGAGAAATCTTCCAGTTAATGATGAAGACAAATGGAAACTCTACATCAGCTACAACATCAACGATGTCATAGCTGAAAGGGAAATATTCAAAAGGGAAACGGCACTCCTTACGCTTACAGACAGCGAGTATGAAATGTACTGCCTTGACGCCAAAATCAATGACCTTGGAGTCGGTGTTGACGTCAAACTTTGCACCAACATACAAAACTATCTTGATAAGCAAAGCTCACACTTCGGTGAAAGGCTTAAGGAGATAACCAAACTAGAGAATCCTAATTCGACTCAACAGATGATTAGTTGGTTAAACTCTAAAGGAATAGCCACCAAGACCATAGGCAAGGAAACAGTTGCAAATCTCCTTCAGAACACAATCAATGAAGAAGTAGCTGAAGTTCTTACTATAATGCAATCAACCAAGAAAACATCCGTAAATAAGTATTCAACGATGCTTAACTCCTCTATCCATGACCCACAGGAAGACCTATGGAAATGCCATGGTACTCTTCAGTACTGCGGAGCTTCTAGGACTTGGAGATGGGCTGGAAGACTCATCCAAACACAAAATCTTCCAAGAAACACAATCAAGTTTCTTAAAGAAGTAAGGCAATTTGTATTAGATAACGACTTTGAATCCATCGAGCTGATGTATCCAAACACTATGCAAATCATGTCCGAGCTAATAAGAACAGCAATGATTCCAAGAAAAGACTCAAGATTCGTAGTAGCTGATTACAGCGCTATCGAATCAAGAGTTGCAGCATGGTTAGCCGATGAAAAATGGAAGCTTAAAGCATTTGAAGAAGGCAAAGGAATCTACGAAGCAACAGCTTCAAAAATGTTCAATATCCCAATCGAGAAGATATCACATGATTCACCCGAAAGAGCCAAAGGAAAAGTTGCTGAACTAGCAGGACAGTATCAAGGCGGAGTTGAAGCCTACAAGCGATTCGGTGCAGAGAAGTATGGCTGGAGTGACGAGCAGATAAGAAGGCTTGTCCAAACATGGCGAGATGCTAATCAAGGAATCGTAAGATTCTGGACTACTCTCGACAATGCGGCAAGAGAAGCAATCCTATATCCAGGAACGATTCACAAACTACCTCACGGAGTAGAGATAACAAGGATTGATAGGATTCTCTTCATTAAGCTTCCAAGTGGTCGTTCATTAGCCTATCAGAATATATCCATAGAAGGCGATCCAACTGACACCTTCAAGTCGAAAATTACTTACTATGGCGAAGGAACACAAGCTAAATGGATGAAGACTGATACCTACGGAGGAAAGCTTTTTGAGAACATCGTCCAAGCAATCGCAAGAGACTGTCTTAAGGATGCCATGCTAGGACTAGCTAAGGAAGGCTTATACCCTCGATTCCACGTTCACGATGAAGTAATCATCAATTGTGACTGCAAGACTTATCCAGATGATAAAACAATCTTAGAACATGTTGAGAAAGTAATGGCAGATAGTGCTGGAAGATACGATACGAAAATCCCATTAAGAGCAGCAGGATACTGCTGTGACTTCTACTTAAAAGACTAATAAAAATAACGAAAGGACATAAACAAAATGACTAAGAATTACAAGAAAACAATCGATATACTAACCAATGAGGCACTCCCAAAAAGGGAGAAGGAGTTCAACCATTTAAAAGCTAAGCTTCTTATCAAAGGAAACGCAGATGATCTTAAAAAAACTACTGCTTTCTTGCTTGATGTCAAAGACACCTACGATCAGATTAATCAAGCTATCGCTGACTTATCAAAAGTAGAGAAGGAGTAAGGCAATGATAGAGTTCTTACTCAAGTCAAGAACTCTTTACATGCTGATAGGCTCCAACAATTCAACAGGCTACTATCTCACCGACCGAGGTCAAATACTCGGAATCCCAATAGGACTCGATGAGAGGGCAAGGGCTGACGCCATATCCAAAGCTAGACCAAAACAGCTAAGGATAAAGCACCAGTCCGAGCCAGTAGCCTGTTTCGACATAAGGAACGGAAATCAGCATAGGGAGATAGTAATCAAAATAGCTGTGATTGAGTCGTTTACTCGGTACAAAGTGAACTACTCTTCGCAGATACAGCATAAGGACAACAATCCGCTTAACTGCTCAATAAACAATCTTGTTCTTTATTCTGAGGACGAAGCAAAAAAGTTTAGAAAAGGAAGGAAAATAATCCTTCACTTTAAGAATGGAAGAGCGGAGAAGTTCAGCAACATGTCAAGTGCAGCAAGAATGCTTTATGTCGATAGAAAAACACTTGCTTCATACATTGAAGGAAAGACACAGAATTCGTGCATTGAAGACCAAGTCGAGAAGATAGAAACGGAGGATGAGACAAATGACCGATAGAGAGATAGAAGTCGCCTTCTGCAACAAAAGGACTGACTCAAGATACACCAATAGGAAAATGCTTTGGTCTGGGTTCGTAAGAATGTTACAAGCAAACAAAGTGACATACGAGACTCACGCTGAATACATGAAAATGACTAAAGACAAGCAGGGCGAGATAAAAGATGTCGGTGGCTTCGTGAGTGGCTATCTTAGAAACGGAAGTAGGAAGATGGGCGATGTCGTTCGTAAGTCCTTCATCACCTTAGATATTGATGACAAAGCAACACAGCAAGTCTTAGACGACATCCGTTCCTTTGCAGCCTTTGAGACAGTTCTCTATGGAACCCATAAATACACCATGGAAACGCCTAGATGCCGAGTTCTTATTCCACTAATGAGAGATGTCAATCCAACTGAGTATGAGTTCTTAGCAAGAGAGATAGCTGATGAGCTTTGTGGAATCGATACCTTTGACCCAACTACATTCCAAATCAACAGAATGATGTACTTTCCATCCTCTCCAAAAGACATAGATCCTTACTTTGAGGAAATCAAAGGAAGTTTTGTTAATCCCGACGAGTATTTGGAAAAATTTCCAAACTATAAGGACGCTAGCACGTGGAAGAGGGCAAAAGACGACCCAGTAGCAACAAAGAAAGGCACAGGAGTATTAACAGACCCAAGACAAAAGGAAGGCACCATTGGGGCGTTCTGCGAAGTTTATAGCCCAAAGGAAGCTATCGATGAGTTTTTGACTGATGTCTATAAGCCAGGAATAAATGGTAGGTACACTTACATACCAGGAAGCTCCTCAAATGGATTACGAATCTATAATGATTCACTAACAGTCAAATGCGAGGATGCAACTGATCCAGCAAACGTTGGAACAAGTATCAACGCCTTTGACCTTGTAAGAATCCACAAGTTCTCTCAGCTTGATGACAAGATTAAACCAGACACACCAATCAACAAGTATCCAAGCTACAAAGCAATGATTCACTGGTGTGAAGATTTAGAACCTGTCAAGGAAGAACTACACCATAGAGCGATGGAGGAATTGGGGATAACAAGGGAAGAACAGGGGGTTGATTCCGAGAAAGTTGCTTCAAACGGAAACGTTTTGAGATGTACGGACACTAATTCCGATAAAAGTCAATTGGACCAAAGTCGGACCAATCGGACCAAAGTCGGACTTACTAAGAAGAAAGAGTCCAATCAAGCCCAATCCGAAGATTGGACTGATAAGCTAACCTTCGTTAAGAAAGGCAAGAGCCAAGTGACTGAACCCTCCAGCGAGAACATTCTTCTAATCCTAGCCAATGATCCAAAGCTCAAAGGTTTAGTAGGAAAGAACCTCTTTGACGGAAAGAACACACTTCTTAGGAAAGCTCCGTGGACTCGTGACAGTGTTGACGATGGCTGGAACGATACGGACGATTCGCAGCTAAGAATCTATTTAGAGAATACTTACAAGTTAGAGGCAAGGCAGAAGATCATTGACGGACTAAACAGCATTGCAGCAGACAATAAGTTCAACCCAGTTAAAGACTTCATAACCAAAGAGAAGTGGGATGGAGTCGAGAGAGTCGATACTCTCTTCATTGATTACCTTGGTGCCGAAGATACGGAATATGTGAGAACGATAACTAGAAAGACTCTGGTTGCAGCAGTAGCAAGAGTCTTCGAGCCTGGAACGAAGTTCGACTACATGCCTATTCTTGTCGGTAAGCAAGGCATAGGTAAATCACTGATAATCCAGAAGCTTGGCGATAAATGGTTCCAAGGCAACATGCCAGACTTAAAACTGCAAAAAGATTCATTCGATGCAGTAAGAGGAAGATGGCTCGTTGAGATGGCGGAGCTAACCTGTCTTAAGAAAGATGACCGAGAAACTATTAAGGCTTATATAACTAAAACGGAAGACACCTACCGGAAGGCTTACGACCGAAACATCACCACCTCAAGAAGAACCTGTATCTTCATAGGTACAACCAACGACAACGACTTTTTGAACGATGCCACAGGTAATAGACGCTTCATGCCAATTCAATGCAACAGCGAGCCTTTAATGCATCCTTGGGAGATGTCAAACCACGAGATACATCAGATATGGGCGGAAGCTTATGACTATTACCTCAACGGCGAAAAGATTATGGCTATACCCGAATCAATCATGTCAGAAGCAATTAAGCAACAGGAAGCTGTTTCTTATCGTGACGATGATATGGGAATCATTGAGGAGTGGCTTGATACACCTTTACCACGTTTTTACTTCGACATGAGTATCGAGGAAAGACAGAAGTATCTTAGAGCTACCAACGAGTTTAAAGATGAACTCAAAAACAATCACAGCGGTTCTGACTGCGACATGATCCTCCGTGACCGTGTGTGTCCTTACGAGGTTTGGTGCGAGTGCAAAGGGCAAGAATTAGGCAAAATGCCAAATAAGGAGGCATACAAGATAGGGCAGATATTAAAACAGTTACCTAATTGGATTGCAGAAGAAAAGAATTCAAAAGTAAAGCCTTACGGAGTCCAAAGAAGATACAAAAGAGTCGGTAGCAAGATAGGTAGAGCCGAGGTAGCAAGTTAAAGAGTTTGCTACCAAAGTAGGTAGCAAGGTAGCATAGGGTAGCAGTCGTTTGCTACCTTAAAAGAGTTAGTAAACAAGCCTAAATTTCGTAAAAGGTAGCAAGGTAGCAAACTTTCTATAACTTCATATGAAATTAGGTAATACGTATACGTAAAAAGGCCTGTGTGAGCATGTGTATACGTGCGCGAGAGAGCTTGTTACCTTTAGAAGATTAGAAATCGATAGAAGGAAATGATAAACGGAAAGAGAAGATGAAGATTTGAAAGATATTTTCGAACTTGGAGAGATTGTAGTCTTCAACGGCGGATGGAGGATTCAAATAGATGAGGTCGAGAGAAGGAATTCAAGACTGCCAAGCAATTACTTCGTCTATTACTCAACAGGAGATACAGCAGCATCCACTGATGCCTGCTATCTACACAAAGTAGAGAATGGTTATGCGTTTAAAAGAAGGGAGAATACAGAATGCTTGAAAAAGATTTTGAGAAGAAGATGACTGATTTAGTCAAAAGACTTGGAGGATTATGCCTTAAGTTCGAGTCGCCAGGAAACACTGGAGTCCCCGACAGACTAATTATTGGGACTCATGGAAACATCTACTTCGTGGAGATGAAAAGACCTAGCCAGTCAAGAACAGCAGCCAAACAAAAATACTGGAAATCAGTACTTATCTTGCATGGTTGTAAGTCATTCATCATTCATGACGAGAAAGAACTAAATAAATTCTTAGAAGATTTCAAGGAAGATGAGAAAAAGAAAAAACACATCATCCGTATCAAGTGGACTATTCATGACACAAATAGAAACCTAGCTTGTAGATACTGTAGCGGAATAGTAACCGAGGAGGACAAAGACTTCCTAGTTATCAAAGACAAGCAAGGCTTGAATCATAGATTTGTAAAAGGAGCTTACATTGTACTGAAGGAGTATTGGAAATGAAGAAAAATTACGTTGAACTGACCTACATAGGTTGGAAAGGCAAAGAGAAGAAAGAACTCTTCCTTGCTGGAGAAGTTATCAAGGAAACTGAAAAGCAGATAGTCGTTAAGAGTAGCGACAATAACCTTGAATATACGATAAGAAAGGCAAATATAAGGGGCTTCAAGAAATGGACAACAATCATATAAAAATCGAACTAACCACGCATGAATTAGAGGTCATCTGCATGGCTTTATACAAGACCAAGAAGAGAGGTGAATTCCCTAACTGGGTAAACCTTAAAACAGGAGATGAAATCAACGGAAAGGAATTCCTTGAGAGATTAATCAACATCCTAATGGAAGCTAAAGGAGAAGGAGGAGACTATGAACTCGAAAAAGATTATTGATGAAGAACTAATGAGAAAAATTATGGAAGCAATGATCTACGATGAAGAAACTGGAACAGCATTCGTACCAAATTATCTTCCGCCAAAGATTGAGAATTACAGCCAAGGCTTGAAGATTAGCCAATACGAGGTAAGAAAGCTAATGAAAAGACTTAAAGAAATGTGCTTAATAACTCTTGTAAATTATTTACAGCAACCCTCTTGTAGCTACGAAGGTGAATGGGATTATGACTGTACTCAATTTTATGGAAAGCGTTGGACACAAGTATCAGACATTGATAAGAAAGCCGAAGAATATCCTTGGCTAAAGAAAATCATAGAAGAGGCAAAAGCTGAAGCTAAGCGACAAATTGATGAAGTGATTTATGGGTCGCATGATGAAGATGACTACGAATGAGAAATTCCATCCATATCAGAACTTCTGTGTTGATTACCTTGTAAGTCATTCAAGATGTGGGCTCTTTCTTGATATGGGCTTAGGAAAAACATCGATAACCTTAAAGGCAATAGACATCCTTATGAACGATTATCTTGAGATAAGAAAAGTCTTAGTGATAGCACCATTAAGAGTCGCCAAGATGACTTGGAAGGATGAAGTTAGGAAGTGGGAAGACTTCAAAGACCTAACTATCCAGGAAGCGATTGGAACATCCGAAGAAAGAATCAAAGCAATTAATTCCAAAGCCGAGATAGTCACAATCAATAGAGAGAACATCAAGTGGCTTTATGATTACTACATAAGCAACAAGAAAAGACCACCATTCGACATGATAGTGATTGATGAGTCCTCCAGCTTCAAGAATCGTTCGACAGCAAGGTGGAAAGCTTGCAAAGCCTTCACCAACATTGCAAAAAGGGTAGTTATCCTAACCGGTACACCAACTCCAAATGGATATATGGATCTATGGTCACAAATTTACTTGCTAGACAAAGGACAAAGACTTGGATTGACCTTAACTGAATACAGGAATAGATACTTCTATCTTCAAAACTTAAGATTCCATCAATACAAATTAAGAACAGGAGCTGAAATGGAAATCAACGATTCTATCAAAGACATCTGTGTGTCGATGAATAGCAAGGATTACCTAACCTTACCCGAAAAGGTAGTCAACAATATTCCAATCCAATTGGGTGAAGCAGAATTAAAGCTTTATAAGACTATGGAGAAGGACATGCTTATAGAACTGGACGGAGAAGAAATAACAGCAGCCAATGCAGCGGTAGTCATGAACAAGCTGATTCAACTAGCAAGCGGAGCAATCTATGATGAGAAGGGCGACTACAAAGTCATTCATTCAGCAAAGATAGAGGCGTTAAAAGAAATCATTGAAGACAATGATGGAAAACCAATACTCGTTTTCTATAATTTCAAGAACGAGAAAGAGAGAATCTTTGAAGCGTTCAAGGAACTGAATCCTCGTGAGTTGAATAATGAGCAAGACCAAAAAGACTGGAATGAAGGAAAGATTAGGCTTCTTGTCATCAATCCAGCAAGTGCAGGACATGGACTTAATCTACAAGCAGGAGGAAACATCATTGTATGGTTCTCACTGACTTGGAATCTTGAATACTATCAGCAAGCTAACAAAAGACTTTATAGACAAGGTCAAAAGAACTCTGTTGTTATCAATCACTTGATAGCTAAAGGAACAGTTGATGAAGATGTTCTATCTAGGCTTCAAGGTAAAGGAAAAGTCCAGGACAACTTACTTGCATACATAAAGGCAAAAGTATCTGAAAAATAACTATCCGACGAAAATGGGAATAATCAAGATTAAAAACTTGATTTCAAGCCAGTTTTTCAAGATGTGGCGTATAACGATGATAAGGCTATTGACAATATTAAGTTATTATGGTTGTGCGTGCAGGGGCTTGTCCTTTCAATCTCTCCTGCACTTAAAGGAGAACAATAGATGCCTTCAAAGCATGGTCCAAGGGTAGAAGCCTTCTACCATTCAAAAGAATGGAGGAGATGTCAGAGTGCCTTTAGGAACTATAAGAACAACACATGTGAGATGTGCGGAGGTCCTGGGTGGTTAGTACATCATAAGAAACCACTTAATGAGCTGAATGTTGACAATCCAAAAATAAGCTTAGATTGGTCAAATTTAATGCTTCTATGCCTTGATTGTCATAACACAATCCACAGTCGGATGAACAAAGAAGGACAAGAGATCAAACATCTTGATGTTGAGTTCGACAGTGACGGAAATGTAGTCGTGAAGGACAAGAACAAGCCTATCCGATGACCTATCCCCCCACCTTGAAATCAAGTTTTGAGGGCTGTAAATCAGCGGGCGGGAAGTTCAATTTTACACACGAGGCGATTTTTGAAGGATTTTTATAAAAGGTCAGCCAAGGACAGCCGACCTCTTAGAAGCTTATAGCTTCTAGCTAAATAAGGAAGGAGAAGTCGAGTGAACGATGAAGATAAGAACAATCAAACGAAATCAAGCGAGAAATCAAGAGGAGGAAAAAATCAAGTGAACTGGTGGTTTATAGTCAAAGCAATAGTAAGTCTCATATTCATTTGCGCAATCCTGTATTTATGCGGATTTGTATGGGTGGTGATACAAGGAAGCAATGCTCCAGAAGGAATTCAATGGATGTATCCATTCGTTCCTAAGTAAAGAAGTGTAGAAAAAATACAGTCGTCGGACAGCCATAGGAAGGATAGAAGGGAACTGATGAGATCTAGAACAACAGGTATTCCTTCAAGGTACTTATGGCAAATAGCCCAAGGATTACTGAGTACTAACCTAGGTAGAAAAAGTAATATACCGCAGTGATACGACTTTAAATAAATACCTGCGCCACATTGAGGATTAGCCAAGTGGTAAGGCATCGGTCTCTGAAACCGAGAGGCGGTGGTTCGAATCCATCATCTTCAGCCATGTCCTTAAGGAGCCCAAAGCTCTAAAAGGACACTAATTGACATTGTGTCAGTCCTCCATTCAGTAAAGTGGGGACAGCTACCTTTGCCCATATGGGTAGCTGTCTTCCATGGGGGAGTCTTGTTGTATTGCGCGAGATTCTCCTTTGGAAGATAGACACGGGAAGATAAGAAAGGACAAATTAGATGGAAGAGAAGCTCAAGAATACGATTAGAAAGATTCAGATGGTTGATATTTCAAAAATCCATCCATACGAAAACAATCCAAGAAACAATGATAAGGCAGTTCCTAAGATTGTAGAATCAATCAAAAGATATGGATTCAATGTTCCTATAACGGTAGATAAGAATGGGATCATTGCCACGGGTCATACTAGATATAAAGCAGCACTAAGATTAGGGCTTAAAGAAGTCCCTGTAATTTATCTTGATGATCTCACCAAGGAACAAATAGACGCTTGGAGACTTGTCGATAATAAGACTAGCGAACTTGCCACATGGGATGAGGACAAGCTAAACCTAGAACTTAAGTCCTTACTCGACTTAAAAGTTGACTTGTCAGTGTTTGGATTTCCAGAAGAAGACAAGCTTCTTGAAAAGGTCCATGAAGATGATTATTTTCCTGAACTTCCAAAGAAACCTAAGACTAAAAGAGGAGACATCTATCAGCTAGGCAATCATAAGCTTATCTGTGGAGACGCAACTTCCAAAAAAGACCTAGAAGACTTGCTTGGCACGGAAAAGATAGACCTTGTTGTGACTGATCCTCCTTACAACGTCGATTATGAAGGAGTCTCAAAGTTCACAAATGGCAAGAGTACTAAGACAAGAAATGCTAATCGACCAACAGATAAAATCCTAAACGACAATATGGATGAATCAGCATTTAGAAAGTTTCTGTTTGATGTCTTTACAAACACCAACCGCTGTCTAAAATCGGGGGGGGATATTCTATGTCTTCCACAGTGACAATCATGGCTTATCCTTTCGCTATTGCTTAGAGCAGGTAGGATTAGAAACAAGGCAGTGCATCATTTGGGAGAAGAATTCCTTCACGATGGGAAGACAGGATTATCAATGGAGACATGAGCCAGCACTCTATGGCTGGAAGGAAGGTGCCGCACATTACTTCATTGATGATAGGACTCAAGATACGGTCATTGATTTAGAAAGAACTGACCTTAATAAGAAATCTAAGAAAGAACTGGTTGAAATAGTTAAGAAACTTGAAGAAAAAGAAAGCGAAGCAACAACAGTTATCAAAGAAGATAAGCCACTTCATAATGACCTCCATCCAACCATGAAACCAATACGCTTATTAGCAAGGTTCATAGCTAATTCTTCAAGAAAAGGTGAATTAGTTTTAGACCAGTTTGGAGGTAGCGGAAACACGCTCATAGCCTGTGAAGAAACTGGAAGAAAGTGTCGAATGATGGAACTAGACCCAGGGTACTGCGATGTCGTAGTTGATCGATGGGAGATGTTCACAGGAAACAAAGCAGAGTTGATAAAGAAAGGACAGTAAGAATGAAGTTATATAGCAATGAAATAGTATTTAGAGGACACCCAGACAAGATATGCGACCAGATAAGTGGAGCTATTTTGGACGAATGTTTGAAGCAAGATAAATACACAAGAGCAGGCATTGAATGCGCTCTTAAAAATAATCGGATTTATATCTTCGGAGAAATAACTACCAACGCCAAGATCGATAAAGCTGAAATAGCAAGAAGAGTATTGAAAGACATTGGATATAAAGAGGAATTCCAGGTGGTTGAGAATATTTCCGAACAGTCAAGAGACATAGCTATTGGAGTTGACCATTTAGGTGCAGGAGATCAAGGGATGATGTTTGGATATGCTTGCAATGATACTAAAGAATTACTTCTCTTAGCCCAAGTTATTCTTATTAAATTTGCTAAAGAATACGACAAGTTAGTCCATATTAATCCTGATGTCTTTTATCCTGATGGAAAAGCACAGATTACAGGTTATTATGACCAAAACTTCAAATTGAAAGATATCAAAGATTTTACTATTTCTTATCAAAACAACGAAAAGAACAGATTTGTAACAGATGCTGAAATTAAGGCTATTGCAATGACTATCTGTAGAGAATATGGAATACATATTCAAAGCTTTTTGATAAATCCCACTGGTAAATTTTTAACAGGAGGCCCTTATGCTGACAGCGGACTTACTGGAAGAAAGATAGTGGTCGATGCCTATCAGTCATTCGCCAATGTTGGAGGCGGATGTATGAACGGCAAAGATCCAACCAAAGTAGATATCAGCGGAGCTCACAAAGCTAGGGAATTAGCTAAGAGAATACTTAAAGAGAAGCAGTTGACTTGGTGTGAGCTTCAGCTTTCTTATGCAATAGGATTAGAAAAACCGTTGGCTATTTATATAGATAGTGATAAAGGCAATCTCCCTGTTTCAACGAATATGATTGAAGAATGCAAGCCAGCAAGAATCATACGAGATCTTCATTTATTAGAGCCTAGATATGAGGAGTGGGCGAAATTCGGACATTTTGCTAACGAGGAATAACTATGGCAGAAGAGACAAAGAAACCTAAAGAGATTCCTAAAGGAAAACATGGCGGCTATCGTCCAGGAGCAGGAAGAAAGCCAAAGTCACTGACTCAGGTTCAAAAACTTTCGGATAAAAGAGACTTGGATGCGTTTCTTACGACTGGAAACACTCTTAAACCTCCCGATTACTTGGGTGAGGTAGCAAAAGCCAAATGGAATGAGCTTATAGCTTCCTATCAAAAGATGAAGATAGAGGTTAATATCCTTGACCTTACTCAGCTAGTACTTTATGTCCAATCTTATGAACGATATCAAAAAGCGCAAGAGACGTGGCAAGATACGCTTAAGAAGACTATCGCTGTCTCTGATGAGGACACTGATAAACTTGTTAGACGATGTCTTAAAGTTATGCAGGATGAAACTTCTATAATGGCTAAGCTTGCACCCGACCTTCTTCTCACTCCTACTGGAAGAGCTAAGTTTATGAATAAGAATAGCCAAGAGAAGACAGAAGATAGTAAGGTCGATTCATTAGGTGCCTTCTTTAGTCAGCTAGGAGCAAATAATGGCTAGTTATCTTCAGCAATATATTGATTTCTTAAGGGCTCATAAAGAAACGCATTGTTGTAAGAAGCTCGGTCAATGCTTTTTTGATGATTTAGAGCCGATTGTCCAAGGAAAAAGCGATAAGTTCTATTTTGATGAAAATGCTGGAAACTATGTCATTCGATTCATACAGGGAGACATTCCCGACCTTGACACATTCGAGAAATGGATGGAGCAAGTGCCAAAAGAAGCAGGAGTTAGTAATTTTTCAAAGGTTAAATACCTTGAAAGACACGAAGGAAAGTTCCTTGGATTTATAAGACAATCCAAAGGCGAATGGGCTGACCTTCCTCTTGTTCTCCAGCTTTTTCAAAAGGCAATTATTCAAGCAATTTACGGTATTAAGAGAAGAGACACCAAAATGAGAAGATTCACCGAGGTGTGGATTGAAATCGGTCGTAAGAACGGAAAGACCACCCTTCAAGTTCCTTTCGCTTTGTGGGCACTTTTTGAAGAGCCAGGAGCCGAAGTCTATGTTGCAGCCTCTACTTACGCACAGGCAAGAAGATTGTGGGATAGTGCTGATCTTGTAAGAGAAAAGTCTCCAGCATTAAGTGCAGAACTTAAGAGAAGAGTCAACCCAAGATGTGATATCTATTACCCCAAGAACAATTCTCATTTTTACGCCTTGTCAAAAAACACAAAGAGCCAAGATGGTTTCAACTCTTCTTGTAACATCATCGATGAAGCTCATGCTTTACCAGATGAGGTCTATAACATCCTTAAGGATGCAACAGCAAATACAAGACAGCCACTGACTAACATCATCGGAACTGCGGGATTTGTTAGAGGAGCGCTATTTGACAACAAGTACGAGTATTACTCAAAAGTCTTAAACCACACAATTGAAGACGATAAGGTTTTAATAATAATCTATGAGTTAGATGACAAGGAAGAAATGTGGGATGAGACCAAATGGTATAAGTCTAATCCAGGATTAGGACCGATTAAGAAAATTGATTACCTTAGAGATAAGGTAAATAAGGCAAAGAACGATATAACAGTCTTAAATGATATTCTCACCAAGGACTTCAATGTAATTAATGTCAGCAATACTTCATGGCTTACAGCCGAGACTATCAACAATGGTGCTTACGCTAATTACGATCATGAAATCATTGATAAGGAGAATTTGCTTAAGGAATATCTCAAGAAATTTGATGGGACCACAACACTTGGTGGCTTTGATTTATCCAGAACAAACGACTTAACAGCCTTCACTACTTTATTATTCGACCAAGAAAAGAATTGTGTCATAGCTAAGACTATGTACTGGTGCACTAAGTCGTTCCTCGACTCTCCAGAAGCCAAGAGCAGTGGGGTACCATGGCTTGCTTGGATTAACAAAGGATACATAAGAATATCCACAACGCCTAACCAGATTAATTATCACGATGTGGCGGATTATGTAATGGAGCAGTTCCAAAAGCACGAGTACTTCTACGAGCATATCAATTACGATTCCTACAGTGCTAACTACTTAGTTGAGGAGCTAGCTTCCATGGGTTGGTCGAGAAAGTCCTGTCTAACCCCAACCCCACAAGGATTTAAGACCTTAAGTGTCCCTATGCAGACAATGGAAGCCTTCCTTAAAGATAAGAAACTTTGCTACTTAAATAATCCAGTTACAAAGTGGATGTTTACCAATGTAGAACTAGTATCCGACAGAAACGGGAATTTGATGCCTAAAAAAGCTGGAGATCATCGAGGAAATAAGATTGATGGACCGGCAACGATCTTGGATGGATTTGTATCCATATGCGAAAATGTAGACGCCTACTTGGGCGAGAAAGAGAGGTAGTATGGGTTGGTTTGACAAGTTAAAATCCCTATTTATCAAACAAAAAGCTTCTAATAATGCCAATTTCATGACATTAGACAGTGGCTTTTCTTCAGTATCTTATGAAACCGCCTTTAATGCTACTTACTGTAATTGTGTCTCAGCACTAGCTAGGCATTTAAGCAAGATTGAAGTAGGCATATCCAATGAGAAAAGTCAAGGACTATCTTTTAGATATCTTGAAAAGGTACTGAAATATAGACCTAATCCAGTTCAAACAGCTAATAGCTTTTGGTACTCGCTAGCTTATGATTTTTTCTTCAGCGGAGTAGCTCTAGCCTATATCGAATGGGATGGTTGGAAGGTTAGTAATCTTTGGACAATAAGTTCAAAGGAAGTCCAGGACGTAAGAATAAAAGGACATGATATCTTCATTAGATTTAATCTTAACGGAGAGGTTAGAGAAGATGTCATTGATAACTTCATAGCCTTGATTCGACATCCAAACACAAGTAATCCATTTAATACTTATGACCCTTCTATGAATAAGATTCTTGAGATACTTGCCACTAATGAAGAAGGCATTATCAAGGCAATTCAAAACTCTAATCTCATCCGTTTCATTGTTGCTTCTTCAGCCAATATGTCGGAGCAGCAAGTCATTAAGAAACAGGAGCAGTTTAGGGATAGACTGGATAAGGCTGATTCAATTCTTTATGTGACAAATGCTGAAAACCTTACTCAAGTAAGTAACCAGTCCAAATGGGCTACTTCAGATGATGTCAAGGAAATGAAAAGAGAAGTATATAACTTCTTCGGAGTTAATGAGAAATTCCTCGACTCCAGTTACGATGAAAACTCTTGGCAGTCAGTCTATGATGGAGCATTAGAGCCGTTTATTACAGCTTTAAGTCAAGAACTCACCATGAAACTGTTCACCGATAGAGAATTCGATGTCGGTAATAGGATTGAGGTTCTTACAAGTCCGTTACAGACAGCCTCGTTGCAAACACGAATCAAGCTTGCAGAAGCTTACTTAAAGCTTCCGACAATAAGACCTAATGTCGTTTGTGACTTACTTTATCTTCCAAGATTGGAAAACGGAGATAAGGAAGTTCAGTCGTTGAATTATGTGGCGTCTAATAAAGCCGACGCTTATCAAGGGGTCGAAGGAGAAGACAAGGATAATCCTCCTAAAGAAGATGATAAAGACAAAGACAAAGGAGATGAAGACAATGGAAAACAACAAGATGAATCTGAGCCAAAGGAATGAAAGAGAAATTCGCTATGGCTCTATCCAGTTCCGTGAGGAAACACAGAAGAAAGAAGATAACGAGTACTATGTACTTGAAGGAAATCCGGTAGTTTTCAATGAGAAGACTTGCTTAGGAAAAGACTGGGACAATAACGATATCTTCGAGGTTATGGAGAAAGACTGCTTTAACGGAGCCGATGTCTCTGATGTAGTCTTCAATGTAAATCATGGAGAAGGAAATCATGCGGTCGCTAGGACAAGGAACGGAACGCTTTCCTTGGAGACCAGAGATGATGGTGTTCATTGCACTATCTTGCTTGATAAAAGCAATCCCCGATGCGTTCAAGTCTACAAAGATGTAAAGAGCGGACTTCTCGATAAGATGAGCTTCGCCTTTACTATAAAAGAAGAGTCCTATGATAAGGAAGAACGCTGCTATCATGTAAGAAAAATTGACAAAGTATACGATGTATCAGCAGTTGAATTCCCTGCCTATGGGACAACCTCCATCTCTGCTCGACGAGCCTCTGAGGCGGTGGCTGAAAGAGAAAAAGCGGTGGCTTTGAAAGTCGAAATGAAGAAGGAGTTGTTGATTCGTAAGATTGATAGAAGTTTATGAAAGGAAAAAAGAAAAATGTTTAAAGAAACAAGAGAGAGATTATCTCAAATCGAAACCCGCCTCAACGAGATCAAAGGCGAAGTTGAAAAGAAGAATGATCTCACTATCGATGAACTCGATAAAAGAAACAAGGAAGTTGAAGATTTAAAAGCTGAAAAGATCAGATTGGTCGAACAAGATAGACAAGCTGTTTTAAATGCTTTTAATGAAGCTCCTAAAGTTGATTTATTCGGCACCGAAAATAAAGCTAAGACCGAAAGAGCTGAAATGTTTGTTAAAACTAATAGAATGGCTATCAGTTCTAAAGAACAAAGAGCAGCCTTACTTTCCAGTGGAAAGATTGCCAAGCCTTCAGCTGTTGATGGTATTTATGACAACTTAGATGGTGAACTTGGCATTTTAAATGACGTTATTGTCAAAAATTATGCTGGTAATGAAACCGTAGCACATGCCTATCGTAAAAGCGGTCTTACAGCTAGTGATCATACGGAAGGAAGTGCACCCGCTGAAACAGGTTCTGATTATGGAATCATCAAGGTTGCTCCAGTTCCCAAGTCTCTTATCACTTACATTTCTAAGGCAATTAGAAGACTTACTCCCCTTGATTATGAGTCCGAGGTTAGAAGTGCCGCCTTAAGTGCTTTAAGAACTTCCGCTGAAGACTTCATCATTTCCAAGATTCCTACTTGTGTCGATACTGACGGCAACAAGCTTGCCAGTGCTGTGACTCTTAAGGAAACTGCTATTGGTGAGAAGACTCTTCGTGAAATTGTCCTTAGCTATAAGCCTGGTAAGAGATATAGAGGTATTGCTACCTTATTCTTAACTAGAAAACAGCTTATTGCTTTCGGTGATGTCAGAGGTACCAACGAAAAGAAAGCTGTCTATGAGATTACTCCAGATAACAGCAACACAGGAGGCACCATTAAGGACGGAGGCTTAATTGTTAACTACAGAATTGTCGATGGCTTAGCCAACATGCTTTATGGCTACTTATCAGCTTTTGAACTTGATACCTTTGGTGATTATCAAATCGAAGTTTCCGAAGATTATAAGTTCGCAGAAGGTTTATTGGCTGTAAGAGGCGAAGCTTGGTTTGGTGGTTCTTTGGTTGTAGATAAAGCATTCGAAGTTATTTCATTCAAGGCCACTGAATCCACTGGCAAATAAAAAGATAGAGGGGGTAGAACATGAAAGATTACGAGCCATCAAAACCAATATTAACTGATGAAGAGATGATAGCGGTACTTAATCTTGATGACGACTATTCTCCTCTTTCTAAATTAGAGGGATTATCGAAGGAAGCTTCGCAATTTCTCTACCAAAAGACAGGTCATGACTGGAGCGCTGATGAGACTATTAACGAGACAGCCAAAGGTGCCGCAAGAGACTACATCTATCAAATATGGTACGGAGGCGATGATCATATCCAAAGAAGATTAGAGCATTCCATAATTCAGCTACAGGCTATCGTGGACGCTAAAGGAAATCTTTACGAAGATGACAAAGAATAATTCAAACGGAAACGTTTTGAGATGTACGGAGGTGTTTTATGCAAGCGTATAAGGAAGCAATAAAGGACAAGAAGATAAAAATCTTTATTCGTGTTGACGAACAGCTTCCTAATGGAGAAACAATTACTAAAAAGGTTTATCTTCAAAAGAAAGACAGCTACATAAAAGCCTACATACGTTCGTTATCAGCTAAGGAAAGACTCTCAAGTAACACCACTCAACCTTCAAATGAAGTGGAGATAACGATCAACTACAGAAGAAGCCTTGAGAAGAGACAGGACGCTTATGTCGAGTATAAAGACTGGACTTACGCTGTCACTGGAATCGATAATCTCGACTTTAGAAGAACAGAGATGAAACTTACTGGAAAAAGCGTTGAGCCTCCTTGCTTCGACTCAATTGAATATAGGGAGGATTGCAACTGCTTATGAAAGTAATAGAAGCCCAGAAGATACTCTACGATGACATTAAGAGCATTCTTGAATCAGCAGGACTGAAGAATGGATTAGGAGCCGACAAGACAGGAATCTTGTTCTATCCAGCAAGGAAGGAAACAACTCTTCCTATTGGTGACACATTCCTTACTTACGAGGTTTACTACATACAAGAAGCAGGAAGAGCCGATGAAAAGCCAGAGTCTCAATTGGGAACAATCGCAATAGATGTCTTCACCAAGAAGGACAGGACTTCATCACAAATCATGGATATGCTTTCTAAGATTGAAGATGAAGCAATAAAGAGAGGCTATCGCCTCGAAGTTAAGCAGACTGATAGTTACGATTCTGACAATCAGCTTGCTCACTTAAGTTATGACTTAAAGAAAAGAATCAGATAAAAAGGAGAAATGTAAAAATGGCATTTGAACAGGTTAGATTATTTGAAATTACTGGATTCGATTCAGAAACTGGAAAACCAACAATTTCCAATACTCCTATTCCATTTTTGGCTAAGGGAGCTTCAGAGCAGGAAATTAACAATATCTCGGTTACTATTCAGCCTGAATACTCTGAAAAGAGCTATTCTGCTGATAATAAGGTTGAAAAGAACACAGTCATAAAAGGAGCTAATGTTTCCTTCACTTTTTACGGCATTGATGCCGATGCGCTTGATTTACTTACTAGCTTTAAAAAGGATGCAGATGGCGACCTTAATCTTTGTGCTGGCGATGGTGATGAAACCGATGTTTGTGTCTTCTTTAGAGGAAAGAACGAGAAAGGCAAGGCTTATTGTTTATGGCTATACGACTGCGAATTTAAGCCTATCAATCTCGACCAAGGACAAGACGAGGATAGTCCTAAATCCATCACCATTGAGGGTTATGCAAAACTTGTTACTGTCAATGGAGAGAAGACTCTTGGTGGAATTGTTTATGAAGGCTCACCTAAATTCATTAAAGAAGGAGTCGAGCCACAAGCTGAAGATTTGTTCGTAGCTAAAGAAACCACTGCTTCTAGCGGAGACGGCAAGTAATGATTACTGAAACTTATAGAGGACATACTCTTACCAATGCGGTAAGTGCTATTGTCATCTACTATCCGAAAATCACAAATGGAGGCGACTTAGCTAAAGATTTGCAAGAGAAGAATTCACTTACTACTCTTGGAAATCTCTATGTTGCTTACAGATATGCAGGAGACGTAGAAGCAAGAAAGAAGTCCTATGAGGAAATCCTTAACGAAGTCGAGCAATCAGATTTCTTAGAGCCTACAAGCGATTTCTACAAAGCTCTTAATAGACTTATAAACGAGGGTAGAAAATCCGAAAAACACTAGTGGAGGCGGATTGCATAAGAAAGGCAAGTCCGCCTATGCAGTGCTTTATGCCTTTAGAATTCTTGGACTTGACAGCCGATTCCTAGATGTGTGGTCGATTAAAGATCTAAATGGCTACGCAGAATATGCGGAGTCGATGACGAAGACAAAGAAAGGCAATATCAAGGAGGGACGAACTTATGGAAATGGTGACTTAGACCAATTGTTTGGAGGTTAGTATGGCAAAATGGACGGAATACTTTGCAAAAGCTAATGAGATCATGGCAAAAGTAGCAACTGAATCGACAGAAAAAATTCTAAAAGAATATTCTGAGAAGTTCTTTGAGAAGTTAAAAAGTCTTACACCTGTTGATACTGGATCATTGGTTAAATCATTAATTATTGAGCCATATAAATCAAAAGGAATCAACGATGGAAAAACTGGATATGTCATAACCTTTGACGGATATGATGAGAAAGGAAGACCATTCCAGCTTATAGCTAATTCCTTGAATCGTGGATACACCACCAAAAGTGGAAAGATTGTAAGTGGTTCACACTTCATTGATAAGTGCTTAACAATGCTTAAGGGAATAGACGAAGACATTAATAAGATGTGGGAAGAGATGATGAATAAGGAGGTTAAGTAATGGCAGTAGAAATCGTAAGAGATCTAAAGCAAATCAATGCAGAACTGAAGACTACTCAGTCCTCCTTTAACAAGGCTGAAAAAGAGGCTAGAAATCTTTCAAAGGCTTTGAAATCGGATCCTAAGAACAATCTATTAAAGAGTTTTAAGATTGATGAACTTAATAGGCAGATAGACGCTTGCACTAAAAAAGTCCAGCTTTTAAAAGAAAAGCAAGATGCTATGAAGAATAGTGGTGTAAGTGAAAATGCTATTGAATATCAAAGACTTACTGCTGAGATCGCCAAGACTGAATCACAAGTAAAGTCACTTACTAGTCAAACAAAGGAACTTACAAAACAGACTAAGCTATTTGGTAATGTAAACCTTGATAAGATGAAAAAAGGATTCTCATCCATTAGTAAAGTCGCTTTAGGTATTGTCTCCTCAATTGTTGGTGTAGGAACAGCTTTTGCTAGTGAAGCGGATGAAATCCAAAAGAAAGTTGATAAGTTCGGTGGAACTGCCGAGCAGTGGCAATATCAAAGCAATGCTTGGGATAAACTTACTGGCGAAGGAGATGCCTACGAGCAAGTCTTACAAGCTGTTGCTTCAGCCCAGGGACAAGCACAAAAGGAATCTTCGAAACTTGGCACAATGCTTGAACAGTTGGGACTCTCTTTTGAAGACGTTCAAGGTAAGACAAGCACTGAAGCTCTTCAAGTTTATCTCGATGCTCTTTCTAAAGTAGGAGATGAAGCTACAAGACAATCTATAGCGGTAGCTTTGTTTGGAAGCAATGTCGGTACTTATATGGCTCAAATGGCTGGAACAGGAAGTGCAGCCATTGAGCAGTGGAATTCTGAACTTGCTGATGCAGGAGTTCTTACTAACGAACAAGTAGAGCAAGGAGCTGAATTGCAAGATACGTTTGACTACTTAGGTCAAACTATAAAGAAACTTGTTGCTGATTTAGGTTCGAGCTTTAAACCAATGATTGAGGGGTTAGTAACTTTAATTAAAGGAATCGCTCCAATCATCACTGCTATTGGTAAAGCTCTCGCAGCTTTAGGACCAGGAGGTGCTGTAGCCTTTGCAGTATTTGGAGGTCTTATGGCTTTGCTTCCAGGACTTATAACTATGTTAGCAGCGCTTCATGTCGGAACTGGAAACATAGCTCTTGCAGCATTGACATTAGGAGCATTAGCCCTTGCAGGATCGGTGGCGGCTGGAATTGCTATCAGTAGCACAGTAGGAACAGATACTGAGGTAAATAACATTCCTGTAATCGATACAAGTGGCTTTGTTGACGATTCCTCCACCCTTGAGGAGAATAACCAAAAGGGAACAGGAAATAACGCCAGTAGCCAAGGAAACACCTATAACACAACCAATAACTACTATGACAATTCAACAATGAATAATGACATCAGTAAAGATGTTGATTACGAAGAAATGGCGGACTACCTCACTGAAAAGAAGAGAGTCCTGATAGGAGGATAGGATGGCAAGATATGACTATATAATCGGCGATAACATCGTATCCACTATTAAGTTCGATGTTTTGGAGCTTGAAACAAGAGAGGCGGTTACAATTAACGGACAAGTAACAATGCCTCAAACTGATTTCATTCTTTTTCCTAGCGGGTTAGGCTTCCAGCAGGAAGTCACGATAGTCGCTGGCGATACGATTGACTACGTTCTTAAGCAGACGCTTAAAAAGAAGAACATAAAGCTCACGGCAATGTGGAAGGGCGAGAATGCCTATCAGAAGTACAAAAACTTCATGGCTTGGATTTCCACTTATAACAATCTTGAGAAGTATCATATCCGCTTCAGCTTTGAGCTTGGCGGAATCAGAAGATATGTCGAGCTGGCAATAATCAATGTTGACCTAAAGGGAAGAGACGACTTTTACGTATCGGCTGAACTGACGATGCAGCCCTTGTCTCCGTTCTATGAGAGAGACTTCTTCTCAATCATGATTAACAACACCCATAGGGGAAAGATTTACAACTATGCTTATCCTTACTTCTACGGAGGCGGCGCTTATTCCGATTCGAACTTGATCGAGAACGAATACCTCAAACAGGTTCCTATTAAGGTCATCCTTAAAGGACCGATGACAGCTCCGTTCGTCAACATCACTCAGATGAACGATGACGGGACCAATGGGGAGACTTATGGCACAGTTCAGTTCAGAGCCGGAACAACACTGGCTGAAGGCGCGACACTTACTATCGATGCATTTAACAATAGGGTTTATCTATCTGAAACTAATGCAGAGACTAGAGTAACTACGACCAAGGATATGTTCGATGCTCTTGATAAGTCGAAAGATTCCTTCTTATTCGCTAATCCTGGAAGAAGCAAGATCACTGCTTCTCTTGATAATGAGGAAGCGAGCTGTGAAGTCCATTACGTGAGGTACATCTCATGAGCTGGGCGTGCCTCTATGACAAGGAGTTCAAGCCTCTTGGCAAATGGACCCAGCACATCATCAGCGAGTGGTCTCTTACGAGGAAGGCTTATGAGTTTGATGAGTTCAAGCTGACCTGCAAGGGATTCGAGAACTCCAAGAATGCTTGCTACATTGCCATGTTTAGCAATACAGGCAAGATTGAGTATCTTTCCTTCTGCGGCATTCCTAATACCAAAGATGGGCTTACTACGATAAGCGGAATTGACTGCCGACAGCTCTTCAACCAATCAGTAATGCTTGACCTAGGAGAGAAGAATAAGGATGGCGAATACGTTATCAATTCTGTCAAGTCGTTATTCGATTATCTTCTTAAGCAGAGAATAGACGGAACAAGCGGTTCACAAGGATTAGACTTAGGAATTACTTACAAGGTTGATACTTCTGACCTTACAGTCCTATCAGCAAGTGACTGGGATGAAGAGGCAATATCAAGAGACAAGAAAGTTCAAAGCCTTTGGAAAGTTATCCAGACAGCTTGCAATGTCTATGATGTGGTAGTTGTTGCTGAAGCTCAGATAGATACAATTGAGAATCAGTATAAGCTAGCCTTCAAGGCAATGAGAATTACTGAGAAGAAGAACATAAAGCTTAGTGATTATGATGTGAAGATGACTAATACTCAGAACGTTACTAACCGAGTTATAGCAACTAATGGAAAAAGTAATAAAACTTACTATCTAACTAACAAATACAAGGTAAGTGATTCATACAATTCAAAAGAAGACAACAGACTCTATCCTCCAAGAATTGAGACAGTCTATAAAGATCCAGCCGATTACGATAATGAAGCGAAAGAACAAAATAAGTCAAAAGAAGAAGTGGCGTTTAACGAAGCAAAGGCTGAGGCTATTCAAAAGCTCAACGAGAATAGATACAAAGACAAGGTAGCTATTAATCTAAACACTAAACTTGGCTCAACTCTAGAAGATGTTGACTTTAGATATATGGGAGTTATTAATCAATATCTTCCAGCTGATTACGAGAACGGAGCTGAAAACACAGTTAAGGAACTTCCAGTGATGTCTATTAAAGAAGACAGCAAAGGAAACAAGTCCTTAACGTTTGGAAGACTATCAGACTTTTGGTTTATGGATGACTAAGGAAAGGAGAAGACTATGGCAGATATAGCACGTGTAACTAGCAACAACTTGGTTCTTGTTAGAAAGAACAACAGCAATCCTTTTGAGGGGTATATGCCTTATGTTGAGATTGACAATACCGGCAAGAGGACTTGGTATATTGATGGAAAGAATACCAATATTGAAGCTCCAACAGAGATTCCTAATAACGAGCAAGTGACTGCTTTTCATGATGCCTGCATGTGGTACACCATGCTCGGAAATGGAATCCTTCAAGGCGTCTATAACGAATGCCAGGCTTCTTTAGCTAATGGAAAGTTCTACATAAGTTCTGGCATGATCATGTTTGGCGGAAGACTTATTGAAATAGGCAAGAACTCACAGGTCGAAGTGGATTGCAGTAACTTTGGTGACAATGCGACGTTTTGCATAAAGCTAGAGATGACAATCAATGAAGACGATGCCAAGAGTGACGTTGGAATTTATGCCACGGCTGATAGCTCTGAGAAGACTAACTGCCTTAATGGCGCAGGCACTTATGACATCATCCTATTCAGAGTCAATGGGACAAATGTCAATAAAGTGATTCCAACTCTAGAGCCTGGAATAGCTCAGAATGCTACTAATCTTCTTGGAGGTGGAAGAATAGCTGGGGTTAGATTTAGTGATGTATTTAAAGAACAAAACGGCAAGGTTGTAGGTGTTAAGTATGCGACCGAGGCTGAAGTATGCGCTGAAGCAAGAGGATTTGAGGGCGGAGATAAGAATAGAGTAAATGAAAATCTCTATCTTCCAGGAAGAGGAGTTTATTTACTTCAAGAAGCGGTTCTAGTTAAAAGTCGTGACATACTAGTTAGGGGAAAATATAGTGGGGGATCTTCGGATTGGATTCCTTTTGAAAATAGCAATTCTTTGAGCAAATTTGAAAAGGCATACGCTGTTCTGTTTAAAGCTGATAATTGGGATTTTACTGATCTTACTCCAACTGCTAATTTTTTACCTAATGGTGGAAGAATACTAGAGGTTTATAAAAATACAAAAGCCTCAATTCCAATATACCATCCAAATGATAGTAACAAGATAGAAATTGATATTCCTAATAAGCAAGTAAGAATAACAGGAAGAGCAGTTGACGCAGCATTCACTTATAAAAATGCAACAATTCGAGCATATGTATTCGGAGGATATTAAAATGCCACAGACAGGAGTAAATTTTGTTAACAAAAAAGGAACTAAGGTCCTTGCTTATTTTGATACTGTTATTTTCTACAATGGTAAAGGAAACGGAAAGATTGAATCACAAGATAAGATAGATCCTTCAAGCGAGAAGGCACCATTTGGATTGATTAAGACAGGAAATACTCAACCTTTCCAAGTTGAATTCGATTTAACTAATCCTGTAGTTTATCTTAATCCTGGAATGCTTAGTGTTTACGGAAGGCAAGTACAGCTTAAGGAAAAAATCAAAGTACATGACTTTCATCAAGATTCGTTAGCAAGTGATAATTACTGCACTCTCTATATTGAGATTAATCTTTCCGACATTCTCAATCAAACAGTACGAGTAGTACTAACTTCCTCAGCTAACGGATATGAATATGACTATGGCGTGAATGGAAGTAACCGAGACAATCTCTACAAATACAATAACGGAATTTATCGAGTGCCAATAGCACAATTCAAATACATACCAATGGATTCCAATCCATTCTCCGACTTGAAATATCTCATTCAAGATTTTGATATGTCGGCAAGAGAAAGCACAAGAAATTTAAGAGAAGATGCAACAATAACTGGAAGAAAGATTATAGGAGATTTGGCAAAAAAAGAACTACATCCTTATGAGGATGACCTTAGATTTCTTGTCAAAGCAGATAATCAAGAAGCCCTTAATTCCTATAAGAATGAAAAAGTGCATAATCGATATTCACCAGGTTATTCATGGGCTAAAGAATCCAGGTCTTTCGGCGGAGTTAGTATCGGCTCAGATTTATCTAATTTGATAACTATAAAAAGACAAAAAATTCTAAATCTTCAGTCAAGCTTTGCTACAGGTTCAATGATTCCTAAAAGTGTTTATTGTGCGATTGATTGGAATCATTTAGTTGGAATAAGATTATTTTTTGATTCAAGCGCAGCTAAGACAAAAGCAAAAGTAGGATATCGAGCTAAAGCTGTTACGACTCTTGGAGTTCCAGTGGAAAGCACAATTGATGCGCAAATGACCTTTCTAGATAGTGATTATTTCCCTCTAATAGACGGGGGAAAAGCACAATTAGCATTATATGGTAGTTATACGGCAAAAAGTGTAGGATACCTTCAGAAAGTTGAATTGCTAATACAAGATCGACCACAAGAATATAACGGAGAACGTGGCGACTATTGGGATGAGTGCCTAAATTTAATTTGGGGAAATAGCACTGGCGTTAATTACACTAATCATCCTTTCATGTTTATTACTATTCAAGGAAACTTATTTACTTTTAGAACTTTTGGTCAATCCAAAGAACACGATTATGGCAATACTGAAGATCATATTTGGTACATCTATAAAGACTTAGAAATTACTAACGCTGCTGGTGCTCTTTATGCAGATTTTATTTATCAAGGCGATGTCGATATTTAGAAAGGAGGAAATGAAAGATGAGCGTTAGATTACTCGAGAGAAAAGATGATCCATTAGGAATAGGAATAGGAGTGTCTAATGGTGCCTTGCTTAACTATACGGCGTTTAATAAACAGAACGGCTCATTGAATGGATGTTCTGTTACTAGAACTGGTAGTGAAGTATATATGGAAAAAGGTACTCTATCTATTCAAGGATTCCGTCTTTTCCTCGCACAGAAGGAAAGAATAGCCGACCTTAGTAAGGTGACAGTAACAGGAAGTGACCTTCAGTACATAGCAGCAAGAGTTACTTACAAAGCTGAAACAGATGATGCAAGTGCAGAATTTATAGTTGTTTCTGCTTCATCATCTCTTAATAAGACCGATATACAGAACCAAATTAATGGTTCCTATGATTATCCAATAGCTCAGTTTAGAAAGAACGGAATTACAATCTCAGATTTTCAGTCACTGATAACTCCCATTGATGTCGTCAACGATGAATTCGATTACCACACTATAGATTTATGAGAGGACAGTCAACATGTATACGGTTATCAATAATAGTGAGATTGTCATTTACCAGGGACTTCCATATTCTCAAAGTCTTAAAGTCTTATCTAGTAAAGATCCTCCAATAGATGAAGTAAGAATATTGTTCCGAAATAAGAATATTCAGCTTACTCATGATGAAAAGAAAGATAATTGGAAGTTAGAGTTTACATCGGAGGAAACCGCTAAATTAGAATTGGGAGCTTCGTTTTACAATCTTGAAATCCATTATCAAGACAAGACTAAAGAAGAAAAAGACTATATTGGAAGATTGATTGTCAAGAAAGTCAAACCACTGGAGGTGAGTACATGAAATGAATGATGTGGTACTTATGTTCGGTGAAACAGAAGATGTGAAGAGACGGAAAGAAGATGTAGCCTTAATCTTCAAGAAGAGCAGTTGTTGCAATGATGGTCCAGTTGACCTAGCTCAACAAGTCCAGATTGAGAAAAACAAGAATGACATTCTAGATCTTAGAAATGCGATCCAAGTAACAAATCAAAGATTAGAAGAGAAAATCATTACTGGAACTACTCTTAAAGAAGAACAACAGATTGGTGATTATTACATCTTGCAAGGCAATACAATTAAAGAAGTCAAAAGCCAAAATACTAAAGAAAGCACAGGAGGTGGAACATGGCTGGAAATAGGACAGTAAGGTCTGTCAAAGCAAGATACTTAGAAAAAGTGTCTGCTACAGAATACGAAGAGAAGTTCTTCACTACGGTTGTCGAACAAATCAAAGCAGAAGGAGGAATAGCTGGACAAGGCGCAGGAGCTAGCTTAGCAGCAATCTTGAATAGCTTATTCGCTCTAGCATCAAAAGCTGGAGTAACATCCGTTAAAGTCGGAACAGGAAACAAAGAGACGGGTGATGTCATTGTCAATCTCGATAAACTCGGAACAGTGGCAATCACTCAAGCTCAAGTCAATCAGATTGCAACCAATACTACTCTTGCAAATAATGCTCAAACTAAGGCTAACGATGCATATTCATTAGCACAAGGCAGAGTGAGAGGTATTGCATATGATACGGAAGCAGACATGAATACTGCGCTTAAAAAAATGGCTAAAGGCGACTTGAAGATCGGCGATAATATCTTTATCAAGGCTACAGGAACTCCAGATTACTGGGTGTCGGCTATATTAGGCAACAATGAAGGAACTAGAGGTTATTACGAACTTAGCCCACTTGAGACTCAAACCATCGATTTAACGGGATATGCAACAGTCGCAGCAGTGAAAGCTGTAGAAACCAAAGCTGACAATGCCAAGAGTGCAGCAGACACGGCACAAAGAACAGCCAATACTGCAAAGACTAATGCTGACACTGCAAATAGCGAGATAGGCAAATTGAAAGCTGGAACGACACCAGCAGGAAAAGCCAATCGGTTAGCTGCAGCTAGAACAATCGCCTTAAGTGGTGATGCTACGGGAAGTGCAAACTTTGATGGAACAGCCAACGCCACAATCAACGCAGTCTTAAAGAATACTGGAGTAACAGCTGGAACTTATTCAGCAGTTCAAGTTGATGCTAAAGGCAGAGTGCTCAAAGGTTCTCAAATGATTGTATTCGCACCAAATATTGATGATGCATCTCTAAATAACTTAGCTATTGGCGGAATAGCAGTTGTCGACACTGAAGCTTCGCAAAGCTAGAAAGGATACCAAGGAATGGATTACAAATATGTTTATGTCAAGAATGCTGATGGAACCTATGCATTCCTTGGCTATTTGCTTACAGACAAATCAAAAATTGAGAATAGCGACGACAGTGTGGAATATCACACGATTGACCTATAGAAAGGAGGATAATCCATGGCTGAAAAATTTATAGATCGACTCAAGAAAAAAGGTGAATCGGTGTGGCGAAGAATATTCGCTGCAAGGGCCGAAGCTGATAAGGAAGGAACCGTATTCACCGATGGATACCAGAAGAAGATGAAAGCTGGACCAGGGATTAGAATCGACAACGGCGATACTATTGTAAACACAGCTTCTTCACTTAACACTTACAAGTTCCATTACTTGTATGATGCGGAAGGCAATCTGATAGCCCAAGTAATCCCGGATAACATAGGTGAAGGATTAGTGGGAGTAAAAGACACGTCAAGCAACGATGAGTATGAAGTCAGTGTGTTCACCAATGTTTCGAACTTGAGAGTAGAAATAACTAGCGGGGCAAGAGGTATTGCTGGAGGAAAAACCACCATTAAGATAACCAATTACAGAACCTCAGTATTTACGGCAGTGTTGAGAAGATACAATTCAGATGGAAGTTATTCCCCTGGAGGCCTAGGACAGGTACAGGTTCCAGGTAATCAAGGAACAGCTAACATTACCTATACGATTGTTAAAGGCAGAAATGCTTTGAATATCTATTAAGGAAAGGAGATTAAAATGGACTTAATTACGGATAAGTACTTAAAGGGCAATGTAACTTTTAAAGTACAGAATGACACCGAATATTTGACTGCTAATGCTTCGAGCAATAGGCAAATAAGTACTGGCAACTCTAAAGGAAAGGCCACGAAAATCGGGGGGGGTATTAGACCATGCCTAAGTTACTTACTGAAGCTTGGGCTAGAACCCAATTCCGAGGCAAAATGCTTTACGACAGCCTATGGAATGGTGACTTTCAATTCACAATTCCGTCGGAAGGAGATCAGATATGGTTCTATTATTCGCTTAATGAAATTAAATGCAAGGTTAGCATTAAAGAAGTTACCCTTAGTACTGACTACATTCTTCCAGCTGGTTTTGGAGTCATTAAAAGCTCATATGGTTGGATTTTCCTTCCTACAAAAGAAGGCGGGTATAATCAAATTGATGGTCAAGGCGAAGTCGGACTTACTACGAAGCTTACTTTTTCAGGGAGCTCAGCTCCAAAATTCAGATTGTATAGAAGTTGCCCAACCAATGAGGGTATCTAACTTAGACTTGGGAGGTGCAATATGACAATACCATTAAACTTAACCGCACCTCTTAAGAAACTAGACTATAACTATATCGGCTTGGAAAATGGCTATTTCAACACCGATTGTACGGGTGATCCATTTGGAATTAAAGCAAATAACATTTATCCTTGGGGCACAATTATTCAAATGCTCGAAGAACATCAAGGGGTTCAGATATACATTCCAGATTTATACTCCAATTGTCTAACAATTTATATTAGATCTTGTTGGGAACAAGCTTCCGATTCGAAGACTAAGCTAATTAACTGGTTAAGAAGTGGGGCTACTTGGAAAAAGATTGTCTTGTCAAATTTATAAAGAAAGGAGGGACAACATGAAAGTCCTAATTGTAGACAAAGACGGATATCTAGGCTTTTGCGAGATAGACGCTGGATTTCTTCCTTATCAGACATGGGAAGAATATTATGCAGAGAAAACGGATGATAATGGCAATAAGCTATTTGATCTATCCGAGAAAAGAAAGATAAAGATTTACGAACGCGACTATGACAAACTTCGGAAGCCTTATTGCAAAATAGAAAACGGAGCAATAGTTCAAGACACTACTAAGTTAGAAGCAGAACAAAAAAGACTTCAAGAAAAGGCGAACAAAGAAAATAGACTAGCAGAGCTCAATCAATACTTTGATTGGTTCAACACGCAAGCTATTCAACATGCAGCAGGAACAATTACTGATGAGGAATGGAATACTCTATTAGCTGAATTCAAAGAGAAGTCAGCCGAAGCTAAATCAATCAAGAATGCACTTGGCATTAAAACAGAAACCCAAATTCGAGATGCTGTTAAAGCCGCCAATGCTGTTCAGAAAGAAAGAGTAAACTAATATGGCAATTTAAGTGAAAATACTACTTTGACCATTAAGTCAAATACCACTTCAAAAAGCGTTTGGAACAGTCTGAAAATTTATGAATTAGTTTAAAGCAAAGACCTCTCATATGTCTCTAAACTGGTGAGAAAGGAAAAAGGATATGGAAAACTTCACTAAGTTCCTAACCAATTATGGAATTGGGGGATTGCTTATTATTGTGATTGCTTTTGGCTTGACACAGATAATCAAGGCTCCTATCAAGAAGAAAGCTGAAGCTTGGGCAAACAAGAACGGTGTTGATAAATCTGTTATAACCAAATGGCTCTTTGTCTTACCCTTCGTCTTAGCTTTCATCGGCTCCATAATCAATGTCTGGGCGCTTGGCGGCTGGGGAAGATATGTCCTCTCCCCAGAGTTCGACTGGACCGCAGTCATCACTGAAACCCTAGCTTGCAGTGGATTAGCAGGTTCTATCTTTGGAATAGCTACTGACTTTCAAAAAGCTAGTACTTCCAAAAAAATAGCCGAACTCACCACCGAGAACAGCAAGGTCGCTGAAGCAAGGGCTACTATAGCTTCTGAAACTGCCACAGCTGCTGATAAGGCAAAAGCAGAAAAAGAAGCTATCAAATCTAAGCTTAGAGCTGACAAACTTGCCAAAAAGCAGGAAGAGCTTAAGGCAAAGCAGGACGCTGAGGTAAAGAAGCTTGAGGCTCAGATTGCCAAATTAAAAGGCACTGACTTCAAAGTCAATGCCGTAAAGGCAGAAGAGCTTAAAGCCACTACTGAAGGCACTTCTAAGCCGATTGAGAGGATAAATTAGGACTTATGAGTGAAATAGATAAGAAAGCAACATTCTTCGCTAATTTCTCATTAAATGAGTAGGTAGCGACTAATTGAGCGAGGGCGGGGGGGTAAA